CTGTTTATGGCCGCACCAGATTCCGGCCATTCTGACGATGGACCGTGCGATTTCGGACTCGTGTTTGAGCATGGAAAACGTGATCGATTTGGTGTTTGACAAGTCGCGGGCGCAGGGTGGCACGATTCTTTCGGACGGAGTTATTTTGCGGCGGTATTTGCGGGACGATATGTTCGCGGCGGGCCTGGTCAGCCGAAACATGGATTGCGTGGACAACTCGAAAGACCCCGATTCGCTGATGTACCGGCTCGACTGGTCGCTCAAGATGCTTCCGTGGTGGATGCGGCCGGACAAGTTCAACGAGGCTCGGGATCGGTCGATTTCGAAGCATTCCTGGACGAACGCGGACAATGAGGCGTCGATCATTGGCTGGTCGGCAACCGGCGACGTGGGATCTGGCGGTCGGAAAACCGTGGTTTTCTTCGATGAGTTGGCAAAATTCGACGATCAGTTGCCGGGCTTAGCGGAAGATGCGATGAACTCGACGCAGCACGTCACGAATTGCCGGTTCTTCGTTTCGACGCACAAAGGCGACACGGGCGTTTATTACGACATGGTGTACTGCGATACGTGGACGCCGACTGGCGAGATTTTCCCGTTTGGCGGTTCGGGCGTTTATCACAACAGTTCCGGCGGCATCAAGATTATTCTCGACTGGCGGGACAACCCGTCCCAGAATAAATTAGCCTATCGCTATGTTGGCGGCAGTTTTTTTCCTGAGCGGCCGGAGGAGGCGGCGGCGGTCAACGCTTATATCGCCGAAATCAAGGCGAACGGGAATTGGGAAAAGCTCAAGCGACGCAGGTTCATCAAGGAGGGGCGACTTCGCTCGAAATGGTACGACCAGAAGTGTTTGCAAAAGGGCACGACGCCCCGTGGCATCGCCCAAGAGTTAGACCGCGACCCGCGTGGGACGGTGGGTAAGCTGTTCAATACCGAAGTGCTCGACAGCATGAAGGCAAAGAACGTCAGGGAACCAGTGTGGGAAGGCCGACCTGTGGTTTATGAAGGGGAACTGCGATTGGTTTTGCAGGAAGGCGGGCCGTTGAAATTATGGTTCGCGCCGGGCCTGGCTGACGAGCCTCCGAAAGGAAAGTATGCCGTCGGCGCCGACGTGGGCACGGGGTCGGGAGAAGTGACGAAAAGCAATTCGGTTCTGATCGGCGGCAACTGCCGGACGGGCGAACAATTACTGGAATATGCCGATTCGGGCATTTCCGAGACGAGGTTTGCCCGATTGGCCGTGGCCGTCTGCCGCTGGTTGGACAATGCAAAACTGCTCTGGGAGGCACAAGGCCCGGTTGGCAAACGGTTTGCCAATGAAGTTCAGAAGGTGATTGGGTATGGCAATGTTTGGATGCGGCCGAAAGATACTTCGGCGTGGTCCCACGAATTGAGTCAGAAGGCGGGGTGGGTAAATAACCGCACGAGCGACAAGGTTGATCTCTTCGAGGATTTGTGGGTAGCAATGGATGAAGAGTTCTTTACCCCCCGTTCGGAAGATTTTATCAAGGAATGCGGCGGTTGGGAGTGGAATGGCAACGAAATCATCTATCGTGGTACGGGGCATGGAGATAGGTCGATTGCGGGCGGACTTTGCTGGAAGGTAATGAAAGATTTTCAGAAAATCAGTATTGACAATCAAAGTGATACCGCTAGTGTAGTCAAATATGGCACACTCGCTTGGCGGATAGAGAAGTCGAGACACACCGATTCGAGGGATGCTGAGGATTTTGGTGAAGCCTTTGGAATAAGGGAGTTGCTTAATGTGAGCGATTATTGACATAAAAATACACGCGGGAACGGGCTGAAATAACGCTCAAGTACCGCTCCAAAATACCCGGGGAACCTCTCCGATCGACCGGCCAGTTGGCGGGTAGGGGAACCAAAGAAATAGAACGTCCAGTGCGGGACGCACTTCCTCATTGGACGTTTTTCGTTTCTTGGTTCTCCCCGGCCAATTATTATGGCACTCGACGTAGGCAACAAAACCGACCGCGAACGGCTTCACAAAGCCATCAAAACATCTCGGGAAGCTATCGCCCCGTTTCGCATCATGCGGACGGAATTCGTTCGTGACCACGCGGGATCGTGGTACTCTAAAAAAGGCGCCCGCCAATTCACCTACGTCAACAAGCTCAATACCTCGGCCAGCCTGCTCTCGTCGTGGCTGGCCTTCAATAATCCGCAGTGCAAGATCACTTCGTTCAATCCGAATCTGTGGCCGTTCTGCCGCAAGTACGAGATCAACGTCAACAAAGTCGTTGCCAACATCGACTTCAAGACTACCTTTCAGGCCGGCGTGGTGGATGCCTTCTTTCTCATGGGAATTTACAAGGTCCGCATGGCCGACGCCGGCGAAGTGGAACTTGAAGACAACGTGTGGATCGATCCCGGCAAGCCGTGGGTGGATCGGATTTCCTTCGACGACGCGATTCTCGATCTCTCGGCCAAGGACATTCGCGCCATGCGGTTTTGCGGCGACCGCTATCGGGTTGCCTACCGCAAGATCGAGGAACGGGACGATTTTGATCGGAAGGTTGTCGGGCGGATCGCTCCTTCCTCTAAATTTAGCCAAAATTCCGATGGCGAACGCGCTTCGTCGATTGCCGGCGGCGGGGCCGTGGACGCCGACGAACTGGAGCCGATGGTCTGGCTGGAAGACATTTATCTGCCCGAGACGCGGCAATTGGTGACGTTCTGCGCCGACAATGACTCACTTCCACCGCTGAAAGTCGTGGACTCCGATGCGGGTCCGATGGGGGCGTATGAATTTCTGAGTTTGGGACTGGTGCCCGACAACATCATCCCCAGCAGCCCGGCGCAAAATCTCAAGGGGCTGCACGATCTGACCAACCGGATTTACAACAAGTTGGCAAAGCAGGCGATGCGGCAGAAAACCACGTTTCCCTACGCGGCCGGCGCGGAAGACGATGCTACGCGGCAAAAGGCGTCCGTGGACGGCGAATACTTCAAGATGCGCGATCCGAAATCCGTGGGTGTGGTGAATTCCCCCGGTGTGGACGGCAACACACACGCCTTTTTCTTGGCAATTCAGGAGATTTACAACGTTCAGGCTCGAAACGAGCGGGTCATTGGCGGGCTGGGCGTGGAATCGGACACGGTGGGACAAGAGAAGATCGTTCAGGGACAGGCGACGGGCGCGATCGCCTATATGAAGGGGGCGGTCAACGATTGCGCCCGCAATATCTTGCGAAAGATCGGCGCGTTGATGTTCGACGACGAGGCGCTTACCGTCGATTCGTCGATGGAGGTGGCGAATACAGGCTACCACGTGGACAGTTCATGGCGCCCCGGCGACCGGCAGGGACTGAAGGACCATTACGACTTTTCCGTCGAGCCGAACAGCATGGGCTATCGGCCGCCCGAGGCCAAACTGCAAATTCTCAAGCAGTTCGCGTCGGACTATTTACAAATCATGCCCGCCATTCAGGCGGGAATTTTCGACGGCCAGGAATTCACCAAAATCTACGCCGATTACACGAATGTTCCGGAGATCTTGCGGATTGCAAAGCAGATGCAAATACAGACGGGCGAGTCGGCCGGCGATCCACACCAGGCGACCAAGCCGGCCAACACGAGCCGCGAAGTTGTGCGGAGCCGCGGCAACGGTGAACCGGCGGGTGGCGGCATGGCGGCCGTACTCGGCCAAATGATGCAGAACCGAGGCGGTGGACAACAACAGGCACCGATGACGGCGGGGGTGGGAGCATGAATAGCACGACCAGAAGATTTCGGTACGACCCGACAGCGGATGACGTGGTGGAAGTATTCGACGATCCGCCGTCCTCGTCCACGGTCGGCCTTGTCCAGGGCTACAGCGAGTCGAAACCGGGCAAGTCGATTGGGATGTCCGTTCACCCGAGTCAGATTCCCGAAATGAATGAGTTGGTTCGGGCGCATGGAATCAAGGGTGTCACTTTCGATTCGAGCAAGCGTGACAACTGTCAGATTACTTCCCGCAAAGGGCGACGGGAATTGATGAAAGTTTTGGGGTATTTCGACGCAGATGGAGGTTATGGCGATGGCTGATACAGCAATGGCAGTAATGGAACCCGAGGCAGGATCGATCGATCCGATGAGCGGTGAAAGCGAGTGGGGCAAGATGACGCCCGAAGAGCGAGAGGTGGATGTCACGCAAGCCGTCGCCGCGGTCCAAGAGCGACGCGGCATAACGCCGGACGCGCCCTTGGTCGAGGAAAAACCGCCGGCCAAAGAACCCGAACGAATCAATGCGGAAATACCCGCCGCCGGCGACGAGACTCCCGCCGACGACGATGCCGTCCTGCCGAAAGCTAAAGGCAAGGATGAAGGCGATGACGTGGATGCCGACAAAGCCGATTGGCTGGACGACGACACCCGCGACTTCGCTACCATGATGGGCATGGACGAAGATTTTCTCAATGCCATGCCTTCTCGTGAAGTGCTGGATCGCGTTCTCGAAGCAATCGACAAAAAGGCGTTCGAAGCCGGAAAGCAATTGCAGACTGGTCAACAGCCGCCCATCTCGCCGATCGAGAAACCCGTGGTCCAGCAGCCGGTGCAGCAAGGTGCTCAGCAGCAGCAAACGGATGATCCTTTCGCCGAGTTGGCTTCGTTCAGGCTGGACGAAGAACTTGGCGTGGATGATGCCCCGAAGATTACCAAAGCCTTCGTGGCCGCTACCACTGCGTTAAAAAACTTGCAGGATCGCGTTGCCCAATTCGAGCAGCGTGACCAGCAACGGGCGGTGGATGACATTCGACGGCGGGCTGTGGATTCGCTTCACTCCCTGGGCAATACCGAACTGTTCGGCAAGTCTGGCGAGAAGGCGACGAAGGAACAGGCGGAGAACATCGAAAAGGTGCTCGACGCCCATTTCATCCATGCCCGGGGTTTGTTTGCCGCGGGCCGCCAAGCCGCCCCAACACCTGCGTTTTTGAAGGCCGCCGTGCATCTGGTGTTCGGCGACCGGATTTCCAAACAACAACAAAAGCGACTGATCGAAAAGCTCCACAAGCAATCGGCCCGGCGAACGGGCGGGAGCGCTTTCAAACCGCTACCCTTGCCGATCCCCGAAAACGAAACGCACGTCGAAAAGGTGCGTCGCATCGCAAGCGAAGCGGATAAGGATTGGAAGGCGAGACGCGCGGAGCTGAACGGTTAAAGTTGCGGAAATAGGAGTTATTTTTCGATGCCCTATCTAGCACTCAATGAGGTCGATGATTTTCTCGAAACAAATCACGAGAAATTCGTCGTCAAGGAGTGGACCGACGTTTCCATGAACCTCCAGGAGTATTTATTTGCCTCCCGGTTGTTCTCCAAGGCCGCCGGCCCCGACGAAATGGAAGGTCCGTATTGCAGTTGGCGCGTGCAGATCGCCAACAACGAGACTTTCGAGCATATCGGTTTGTATGCCGACAACAAAACGAAGCGCAGCGACCTGATGACCCACGGAAAGATGGGCTGGTCAGTGAGCGCCGCCAACTATACTTACGACATCATGGAGCCGGAATTTTCCGGTTCGCTGACCCAGATCGTCGATTACATGCTGGTTTTGGAACACAGCTTGTACAATGCCTATTTCGCAGGCATGGAAAGAGACATGTTCGGCATGGGGCCGACTTCTCCGACCCAAGAATCGCCGCCGCCTTGCTCGTTGCTGTGGTGGATTCAGCCCTATAGCACGAGCCACGCGACCGACGGCGGAAACGGAGCCAACGTTTCCTCCTATGTGTTTGCGACCGGCTCTACGTCCGATTTCCTGGGCATGGACCCTTACGGGTTCGATTCCGTGGGAACGGGCAGCATTCCTCGCACCACGTATGCCAACTGGCGGAATCGTGTTGGTCAGTACACCGTTTTCAGCGAAGACGACGCGGTGGACACGATCATCGATTGCGTCGACCAGTGCAATTTCAAAAATGCGCACAGTTATCCGGCGTTGACCGCCAGCCGTCCGAATTACGAACTGCTGACGACCCGTTCCGTCGTGAAGAAGGCCCGCAAACTTCTGCAAGCCGGAAATGACAATATCCGCAATGCGCTGGACACGTGGAAGATCGACGCGCCGATGATTCGCGGCTGCCCGCTGATTCGCGTCCCGGCATGGAGCAACCAGGACTTCGGCGTGGCGCGCACGGACGGAATTATTTTGGGCGTGGATTGGTCCTCGTTCCATTATTATTCCAATTCCGGGCGGCGGATGGTGAAGCGGCCCATTTTCCAAGGTGAAGGACAGCGCAACGTGCGTTGGCAGTACCTCGACGACAGCGGCCAACTCGTTTGCTACGATTCCCGCCGGAACTTCGCCGTCACCAGTTCGGTCGCCATCACCGAGAGCAACTAACCTTGGTCTTGGTCTTAAAATCACAACAATACTTTTTTGAAAAGGATACTTTCATGTTGCAAACTATAATGCCGGGTTCGGAAGGCTATACGATCAGCCCGGGCCTATGGGGAATGTTC